TCAGGCACCTTTTGCCATCTTCCTGAATACCCGAAGGCTCGTTTTGCGCTGCTCTGCGCCACGTGAATATCGCTGCCCCATGCTCTCGCTCAGATCACCAAGGGCGTCAGCAATGGCGCGGTTTGAAAAACCGTTGTCGCGCAGCTCGCTTGCCATCGTTACGCGCAAGCCGTGCAGCGTCAAATCTGATGAATCGGGCAGGGCGGCCTTGAAGGCTTTCGACGCCTTGAAGTCCTGCCAAACCTTTCGCAGCGCATTAGCCGAAGGGTAGATCATGCCGCGACTGTTCCGGCAGATCGGAGCTGATGGCAAAACGCCGTCGCTCATCGCGTCCAGCACCGCCCTGAGTTGCGGCAAGACGCCGACAGTCACTTCCCCGACTTCCTCGCCGTTCTTTAGCGGGACGAACACCAAGGCTTTCCCCATGTCGGGATCGTCGCGGTAGCTTTCCCACTTGATCACGGCTATGTCCTGCCCGCGCAAACCGGCCCATCTGGCAATCGCCAGCGGTGCCCGCAGGTGTGCCGGCGCGAGCCGAAGGGCCGTTTCCCACTCGTGGGGCTTCCATGCCCTGTTCGCGTCCTTGTCGGCCTTGTAGAGCCGCTTCACGCCAAGGGCGGGGTTGGCCTTCATCTTTCCAGCATCGCAGGCCGTGCGGAACACAGCCGACATGACCGCAACAACCGTGTCAGAGAATTTGGCATGGTGCTCGTCCGATGCTTGGTCCCGCAGCTCCACAACATCAGCCATCTCAATCTCCGATGCGGAGTAGGCATAGGCGGGCTCGAGGAAGTTAAGGGCCTTCTGATAGTCGGCCTGCGTCCGTTCCGCGAGGCCGGTCCATTCGGGCTTGGTCTGATACCAGTCCACGAGCGCCCCGAACGTGCCGTCTGGGTAGATGATCTTGCGCTTGCCTGTCTGCGCCAAGACATAGGCTTGCAGGAACTCTGGCGTTTCCATCAGCGCGGCTAGAGCTTCGCGGCCATCTGCTTTGCCCAGCAGAACGCCCGTGGATCGGTATGAGGCATACCATACCCCGGCGCTGTTCTTGCGGATGTTAAGCCCTTTTAGCTTCACGGCTGGCAATCCTGAGCGCTCCCATACCCTGACGCTGTGCAGGGCGCGGAGAGTCGAGCGACAACAACCATTCGTCAAGCCGCAGTTTGAGGTAGCGCTTGCCAGCCTTCGACTCTGTGATGACGATCGGTTTAACGGGGCAGTTCGCCGTGAAGGTTTCGACCGATATCCCGCAGTAGGCAGCTGCCATCTGCTGGTTCATTGCGGCCGGCCAGTCGGGCAGGGATGATGCTGCGAGTTTGACCATTACGCCGCCACCCTCTCGCCCTGCATTGCCCGCTTGGCCTTGATCGGCTCGACAATCAGCAGAGGCCCATCAAACCCATCCGAGCAATCCCCGCATGTCATTCCAAGGGATGACTTGCTGTTGGGGATCAATGTTTCTCCGTTGCACTCAGGGCACCAGTATAAGCGGGAGTCCCTGATCAGGCGACGATGGTGCTTATTCTGTGCCATGGTCTAGCTCCGCGTTTGCCAGTTCCAGCAGCACATCGGCGTGGCATGGGCCTTCCTTACACCAGCAGGCGAGGTTCTTGCCCCTAAGCTCAAGCTGCGCCTCAGCCCTAAGTGTCGCCTGCGCAGGGTGATTGATCCACACGCGATAGGCTTCAACGGCCACTTTGATGGCTTCCGCTTCCGAAGGTTTGATCCACAGAGCGGGCCCTTCCCAAGTGCCGACGATCCACACGTCAGAGGTCACGCCCATTGTGGTTGATGTGGCTTTCTTGACCGGGAAGGGATTGCCGAACCTGCCGGGGCGGCTCACCTTCACCGTGTTCTCTGGCATGCGCCAGCCCTTGCGGCGAGACAGTTGAACGCGAACCGGGCTCATTCCTTCCCTCCATCGGTGCTGGAAAGAGCGGCGCGCGCCGTAAATACCCTCTCAATTACGCGGTCAGACTGCTTGCTTTCGAAAGCGAAGTGAATCCGGAAGCCTGAACCATGATCGGTCCAGACGTCTTTTGCCCCGCATAGCATCCTCAGCGTTTCGGCCCGCTCCACCATCTCATCCGTGACGCTAATCCCTGCCTCTGGGTTCTGGGGGATGGCGTAGAACACAGGCCGGACAATATAATCGTCATACCCCAGGTATTCCGTAGGCTCGCGGCCTTCGATCCACTCCCACGCCTCATTGGGTGATGCTTTGCTTTCGATCCTCCAAGCCACCGGCTCCCCCGCTATATTGCTGCTGGAGCGGAGGGCGGACAAAGCGAACGCCTGACGCTGATATGCCGCCAGTGCGCCTTTTACGCGGGCTTCTTCGTCAAGATCAGGGCGCTTGAGCGATGCCCGCCATTGCTCCATGGCTCGGTCAAAGCAAATCCGTTCATCACTTACCGGCTCCCCCGCTATATTGCTGCTGGGCTGGATGGAGAGGGTGTCGAACCGATCAAGAATGCGCTGCTTCATCGCGGCAGCATCGGGGCAATGGCGTTCTGGATCACCGTCGCTGCACCAACGATATTCTCCGTCACCACCTGTTAGCAGGTCTATGTCTTGGACCGCATCTGCGTATCCTTCGCGCTTGCCGATCTGGTAGGCTTCGTCGGCATCAGCTGCCACCGGCTCCCCCGCTATATTGCTGCTGGAGCGGAGGGCTTCGAACTGCGCCTCATAGTGATCATGGGCGCGGCCTAGCTCGGCTCGGATGTAGTCTTGCCACCAGTCAACATCGCCCCCGCCGTAGTATGCAAGCAAACCGGCGTCATATGCGTCTAACGCCACCGGCTCCCCTGCCTCTGGGTTCTGGGGGATGGAGAGGGCATTCACCGCAGCACAAATTGCCGGACCATCAGCATGGCCGACATGCTCAACAAATACCTTCCCGGTAGCGTCCTCAATCCAGTCGATTTCTGCTTCGTCTAGCCTGCCATATTTCCAAGGCAGCGCTCTCGTCTCCAGCCAAGCCACCGGCTCCCCCGCTATATTGCTGCTGGAGCGGAGGTTCATGGCCTCGGCATTAAGTAACGATTGGATTTCGACAGCCTTTGCGCGCGTCGTGCTGGACAGGGCTGAATGAACTTCCATGTGGACGGCAATTTTCATCGCCAGCTCACTCACCGCCTCGCCCTGTACCTCTTTGGTGCTGGAGCGGAGGGCTTGGGAAGATGATGAAATAGCGTTGTAGAGACGCACCCACTCTGGCGTGTCCTTGAGGCGCATACCCTTCTCGTCGCGCCATGTGCCGTGTTTCATCGCTCCGTCGATTTCCTCAACGATGCGCTTCATACCCAAGGCGGCTTCATGCAGCTCATCACTCACCGCCTCGCCCTGTACCTCTTTGATGCTGGAGCGGAGGGCTTGGAGTTCGGTGAGTTCGTTCGCAAGGCCGTCCCACCACTCGTAACGCTTACCGTCACCAGCATCGCCCATATCCCGGCAGGTCTGGATGAACCTCGCTAACCGTTCATCACTCACCGCCTCGCCCTGTACCTCTTTGGTGCTGGTCATGGGGTAGCTCCTATCTTGGCTTTGGCCTTGCGGGATTTGCCCCAAGGATCGACGGGCTGGGGAATGGGGCGGCTCACTGAGGTATCGAAGCCGCGCGACTGGATGGGCCGGGATGGCGCCCGATCGGGCTTCGGCTTTGGAGCTTTAGGCTTGGCTGGGGCGTCTAGCTTGAGCCGCAAGATCTGCTGCTCTATTCGGCGTCGGATGGTCCGTTGGAGCGCCCGGAAAGCGTAGAACAGCCAATCCTCGCGGGTGAGAACCATGCTGCGGCCATCCATGGCGTCATGGCAGGCCATGCACCCATCACCGGTAGACGTATCGTCGGCCTTGTTCGCCATGCCAAACGTCTCATCATGAAGGTGGCAAGCAACTGTCGGCCCCACGACGCACACGCCTGGAATGGCGAACACGCAAGTCTGGTCTTTGCTGCCGTCGAGATAAGCGCGGCTGCGGATAGGCTCGCGGCGAAAATTCTCAAGCATGGCGAACCTCCGCAGCCTTGCGAACCGTCACGGCCTCGTCAAAATCCACGAAGTAGCCAAGGTGCTGGCGCCTTATGGTCACCTTCCACCGCTGTGTGGCTCGATCCCAAAAGACGCCCACGGCGCCGGATTGATTGCGCTTCGTGCCTTTGTAGTAGGACGCTCGCCTTCCGCGTTCCCTGGCCTCCCGCATGTTGTCCTTGTACGTGCCCACCTTTAGATGATCGGGGTTCACGCAGGCTCTGTTGTCGCACTGATGGCAGACTACCAATCCTTCGGGAATATCCCCCTTGAACGCGATGTACGAGGCGCGGTGCGCTTGGGTGAACCTGCCGTTTACGTTGGCATTCCCATAGCCATTCGGTTTGGTGGACCCGATCCATAGCCAGCACCCACTATTGGGCTCGGGAATGCTAAGTGCTTCGATGCGCTCTTGTGCGCCGCGAGAGGCATTGATGATCTTCTGAGAGCGGATCATAGCCCGACACTCCGCAACAGCCGGTCAGTCTCATCGAGCCCGAACGCGGTAGAGAATAGATTGCCGGGAACGCCTTCGATGAAGAAGGTTTTCTCGCATGAACCGCATTGCAGCTTTCCCTGCGGAAGATGTCCCACCCGCTCGCGCAGTTCGTGCCACCAGTCATCAAAGCCTACATAGCCGCACCTTGGGCATTTGGGCTCACAGCCGTATTTCATGAGCTTGTGGGGCTTTGGCATCATGCTGCCCTCGGCAGGTAAGCCAACGGGTCGAAGCCAAGGCTATCTGCCAGCTTCTCCATCGCCTGATCGAAATACTCGCGGAACTCGTCAGCCGTCATGGCGTCGAATGCAGTGCTGTCGGTCGTGATGTATTCCTTGCCGCTCATGTCGTAGCTGACGGTCACGAACCCGCAGGCCCGCTTTAAAGCGTCGTGCAGTTTCTCCGCGTTCGGCCACTTGCCCGTGGCGCTCACCACATGGCCCAGCGTCACCCAATAGAGGCTGTTCTGCGGGTTGCTGCGCTTGGTGCGCTTCACCAGATCGTACTCAGTCCCAAGCGGGTCATTGATGATCTGCTCGGCAAAGAAGGCATCAACTGGCGAGAGCCCGCGATTTGTCTTGCGAACGATGGGGGCAGGGCGCTTGTCTCGTTTGCTCATGCCCCGAACCCCGTCACAGCTAGGGCGGCAACCCCATAAGCTACGTGCAGATCGACTTGCGCATCTTGGGGGAGCCCATCCATGCGGTCGCTATCCAGCAGCGCCGCGGCCTTGATAAGATCGGTCTTGTTCCGGCTATCGCGAGCCTTGCGGCAGGCGTTCTGGACGGCTGTTAGATACTCTGCCTGCTCGTCTAGTGTGGAGGTCATCGATAAATCCGGCGGGTTACTAGGGTTGAGCTATTGACCCGCCGGTCCCTTTGGAGGTTGGGAAACTATTCGCGGTCGCGATCCATGTGGTTTTGGAGATCGCGCCCGAAATCATCGTCACTGGTGAGCTTTGCCAGGATGCCCTTGCGCATGTCGAAGGCGTCCTGCAGGGCCTGCTCATTGTCGGTCAGCGTTGCCTCCACATCGTTCTCGTCCCAAAGCTCCATGAGCTGGGCTTCGTCGCTCGCGGTCGAGAGGCTGACCAGCAGATCGGCTAGGAACGCCTCGTAGTCGAACGGCTCGGCTGCATCGGAAACCATGTCGTCTGCTTCCGTATGCTCGGGCTCAGCGGCCTTGGCTGGGGGCGGCGGCGCAATCTGCGCGGCAGGTGGGGGCGGGGCCGTGACCTCGCCTGTAAGCACCTCGGGAGAGCGCTCGGCTTCCTCGGGGTCGATAATCCCGGCATAGCCAAAGGCGTACCTGGCGCACTGAATAGCTGCCTTGTGGCGCAACATGCGAGCTGGCCACTTGGTCCAAGGTTCAGTCGGGCGCTTGCACTCGGCCATGTATTCGGTGACTTCGGTTGGCCGGTTGCGGTCCTTGCGGTAAATCTTGCAGGTGATCGAGACGAGGTTGCCCTTGGCGTCTTTCTCGTCCACGAACTCCATACCATCGCATTGCGGGTTGGAGTTGATGAGGTTCAGCCAGCCATCAATGCCGACGATGGGCTGAATGCCGCCGCCCTTCTTGGGGAATGCGTAGATCTCTCGGGTGATAGGGTTCAGACCGTATTCCTTGGCCACCATCAGGAACGCAGCGAATTCCTCGTTGCTGGCGTCCTTTGGCAGGCAGGTGGAGCGCACCGTGTCGGCAAAGGCTTTCGGGTCCATCTGGTACTGGCCGGCCATGGCTGCGATGAGTGACTGGCGAGGCTGGCTGATCGTTGCTACGTTGCTCATGCGGCTTTCTCCTCATCTGGCCAGCGTTCGTTCTCGTGCCAGAATTTGTAGGTCTCGTATGGGATGGGGTCTTTGACGCAGTGCGGCCAAATCCAGTCGATCGGCACCGGCTCCTTGGCGCGTTCCGCCACCAGCTCACCATCGGCGTTGCGCCAGATTGCGCAGGCGATCCACGGGCGCTTGATCGGCGCCATGTGCAGGTAAAGACCGCGCCTATCGCGCTGCTTGAAGTAGCCGCACCAGGGCTCATCCTCGTAGACCATGCGCTTTTCGCCAGCTAAGGCAGCGCGCCAGTTCTCGAAATCGTCGGTCATAGCGCCCACCAATTGCCGATGAGGAACAGGACGGGCGAGGCAATGACGATGGTCAGCAACAGCTCGCCGGCTACTTTCATTTGTTCGTGCAGGCTCATTGTGCAGCCTCCTTGCGTTCTGCTGAGAGAGGGCGAACCCAGGTTTTGATGAAGCGCGCCGTTTCCAGTTCCGTCATGGGACCGCGCACGTACTGCGCTGCTGATGCGGCTGCTATCCTCATGGCCAGTTCGGGATCGGTGCGGCGGGTTTCTGCCAGCGTCAGAAGCTCATGCGGGCTTACGTCGAGGCCCATCCAAATGAGGTCGGAGACTGTTTCTGCCTTGTCGTCTTGGGTGGGGAGGGAGGTCATGACGCGGCCTCAGAAAGAACGGCGCGAGTTTCCGAAGCTGCCTTTTGGCAGGCTTCATAAACCTCCATCAGAGCACCATCAGGATTAGGGTGATGGCTGCCACTCAGTGCGATGCCGAGCGATGTGCCGGCCGCTCTGTCTAGAGCCTCAAGGCAGTCCTTTAGCGCTGCCCGCAAGACCGTCTCGTCAGTTTCGTGGCACCCGCAGCTGTAGCTGGTGCGCTGGCCGAACGACGGGCATTCTGCTTCCGTGCATCTGTGCAGCATCGCCCTTACTCCGCAGCTATGAGGATAGGGCGATCCAAGCTCGCGAACACATCAGCGCAGACCTTGGCGGTGACGGCGTCGAGCGTGGATGAGGGTCGAACGGCAAGCGCTTCGATCCGATGGCGAACAGCGCGATTGATCCGCGTGAACTGCTTCTGGACCTCGTAGCCTTCGTGGGCCTGCCCGTTCTGTTCGAGGTAGTTGATACGAGCCTCGACAGCGACGAATGAACGCCAGTAGCTGTTATGGTCGGTGCAAGCCTCGAAGGCGGCGAGTAGGTCGGCTGTGGGGGTGAGGGTGGACATCTGCCGTCTCCGATGAATGAGGTTAGGCTGCGACAGCGAGGCCAAGGAGCGCGTTGATCTCGTCAACACGAACTGCTGGAAGCTGAGCCGATGGCTTGTCGTCATACTGGGCGTAGAACTGCTCGCCTTCGGGCCAGACCAACCGAAGCTTGGCCGTGGTGGTGACTGCTTTCAGCATTTCCTCAGTGGCGCGGAGGGCTTGGCGGCGTTCTGTTTTCACCGTCTCGACAAGTTGCGCGTGAGCTTGGATGCGGTCGCACAGTTCGCCATGTTCAATGACGCCAACGATGTGGCAGTTGTACCCGACATAGTCGCTGCCCTTCATACGGTACGGAACCGGAAGCCCGTCGCCCGTAACGTTCAGGGTGATGCGCTGCCCGCCGACATTGAACTGCAAACAAGCATCAAGGCGGAACCAGTTTGCGGGCACTGCCGCGACAAGCTTCTGCTCATCGACGGGGAAGGTGGCGTTGTAGGCTTCCCGTGCTAGTGCATCCTCAGCGACAGCAAGTTCAGCCTGCCGGGGGTCGAAGGCATGAGCCACTGCACGGCGGGCAATCGCTTCGCGGGAATACTGTGTGAGTTTTGCCATCTGTCTGCATCTCTCCATCGTCGCCGCTTCGGCTGCTTGCCGGTCGGCTGGGGTGTTCGTCTGGAGATAGTATGTGCATAACGCACAGCCGAGCGCAACAGAAATATGTGCGACTTGCACACATTGGCGAATTGGCTTACGAATCAGGGCAGCAAAAAGCCCCACCGGATGAGGATGGGGCTTGATGTCAGGGCCGGTCGGTTGAAGACGGTGGCGACCCGAATACTGCTTTGGATGCGGTATAGTCCTACCACCGGGCGCAGACAAAGGAAAGCCCCACTCCGAAAGACCGAAGGGGCGTCTGCCGTTGCCAGATCAGGCGACGTAAAGTGCGGTCAATGGCTGGGGCTGATCTTCCACCAGTCGGCCTACAGCGACGGGCGGCTCCGGCAGTCAAGATCGTGAGGGCGTAGGGGCTAACCTCGGATGCTGCAAAGCACGGGGCTTAGTCCTCCTATGCCTTCTGCTCAGGACTCTCCAACAGTCAGGATTAAGGAAGAAAGAGGAGGCTAGGGCTTGATCCAGTCAATCGGCGCAGCCCAAATCACCCCAACGTCTTCAATGTCGGGCGCATTCAAGCTGCCCAAGGTGTAAAGCCCCTTTTCGCTGCCCCGCCGAAGCGTTTTGACCAGCGTTCGCTCGTCCTCAAGACGGAGAATGCAGCGTTTCCCGATCATTGTCTCTGGCGGCATCTGCTTGGAGTAGTAGAGGATCGTTCCATCCTCATAGAGGGGCAGCATACTCTCGCCGCGTACCTCGACTGCCTCTGTGCCATCTTCAACGGCTGGCGGCGCGTCAACCCAACCGGCGTTCCCGTCATCGAACTGATAGACCTCTTGGCCCGCTCCGACGAACCCGGCTAGTCGCACCTGGCGTCCTGACGTTTTCTCGCCTTCACCAGTGAGCAGCCATGCCTCGCTGACGCGGAACGCCTTGGCATATTTGCCAGCAGCTCGCGTGATACCGCGTGTGCCGTTTTCGTGCTGGGCGTAGCTGTCGTACTTCCAGCCAAAGAACTCGGCAGCGGCGCGGCCGGACTTGAAGCCCCGATCAATGCGGGCTTTCTCCAATCTTTTTGCGAAATCTGGGCGGTCATCAAACATGAGTGCATTTTGCACGGACGGTATGTGCATTTCGACTTGACGGCAAGGTGTGCGTTATGCACATACTGCTGACCATGGCACAGAACATCGACATCAAGTTCATCCGTAAACACCTGAATTGGACCCGCGCCAAACTGGCTGAGCAGGCTGGGGTGGATGTGTCCACCGTCTCTCGCTGGGAGAATGGGCGCATTCCCGAACGGGGCACAGCCAAGGCATTTCTCGAGCGCTTGGCGCGTCGGGCAGAGCTTCGTGCCGCTGCAAAGGCCAGTGCCTCTGACATGGCACAAGCATCATGAGCAAGCGCTTCGTGGTCTCCTGCGCCCTTTGGTTCATAGGGTGTCTCGCTGGGCAGTTTTTCAACGCCTTGCAGGATTCCCATGAGAGCTGGTGGTGGCTCCGGTGGGCCATTCTCATCAGCTTGGCCATGACGTTTGCGGCTCTGTTCGACTGGTACACCGCATCCATCAAGCGTGATGTGAACACCGCTCACAATAAAAATAAATCGGAGGCTTGAATGAACTATCGCGACGATAGCGACAGCAACACCGTGGCCTCTGACGAGCTGCGCCAGTTCATAGACCGCGTAGAGCGGATGAACGAAGAGAAGGCCGCGATTAGCGCCGACATTGCCGAGATTTGGTCCGAAGCCAAGGGCCGCGGCTATGACGTGAAGGTCATGAAGCTCATCGTCAAGCTCCGCAAGATGGACCCGAACGAACGCGCCGAGCAAGACGCCATTCTGCAGCTCTACATGAGCAATTTGGGGATGGCACAATGAACGTTCGCACCCTAACTCGCCCCACCTCATTGCCTCGTGGCTGGACCTGGATCGGTCTGGCAATTGCAGCATGGGCCTTTTGCTTCCTGGCTTACATGGTGTCGGTGGCCGTTTGGGTATGGGTAGGTGCTCTATGAACCGCCCGCTCGCTGTCATCACCGCTGCTGGGCTCATGTGGTGCGCCGTGTTCGTGCTGGCCGGCATGTTCTGGCTGATGTCGGGGCCTTGGTGATGCAAGCGCGTCAACCAACCATCTCGGTCTTTGCATATGCGTTGTCGCCCAAGGCCATCGCGTCATTTCACAACCACGAGCATAGGACGGCGCATCTTCGCGGTGCGTCCTCCTATGGCCATGGGGTTCACCCACGCCAAGTGAATCGGGCCCCGATCCTCCAGGCCCGCACTTCCCGGCAGCGCGCTTCCCTCGGCAGCGCTCCGGGCTTTTATCCTTGCGGATTTACGGGTTGCAGCCCGTTGTCCGCGCCTCGTCGCCAGTCGGCTTGCAGGCCTTCCGGCGTCAATCCCCTGCCGGACCAGCATCTCTCTCAACGTCTCGCTGATCGGCTCCATCTGTCTGCCCTTTCGTCTCTTACCGGCCTCGTTGGGATTGAACCTAACGAGATCGGATTTCCGAATGCGCAACCATCCTTTGCTCCCGGAGCAAAAGCCAATGACTGACCTGTCCGTTGTTGATGAGGCCGCCAACTGGGCCGATTTGCTGGTGAGGCGCGAACATCGCGGCCCCGGCGACACCATCGACGCTGCCCGCGCTCGAGCAGCCCGCAAGCACAACGTGCCAGAGCAGATCCTGTGGTCGCTTCGCTATCGCAAGCCCAAGCGCATCTGGGCTGATCTTTACAAAGCACTTCAACTGGCTGTTGCGGCCGAAATCCAAAGCCAGGAGGCACGACTTGCCCATGAAATCGCCATTACCAAGGCCATCGCCACTTCGCCGGCTGGCCTCGCTCTTGTCGATGAGGCTGAGGCTCTTTTGGCTTCGACGCAGGGCGAGACGCCACGAACGGCTGCCGAATGAACCCGAAGATGAGGAAACGGACAATGACCACCAAGCCTGAGAACGAAGTCACACTCCCATCCAAAGCCCCGGCGCAGACCTATGTGGTGGGAAATCATTCCGCCCGAGTTCGCCGGGAGCATGATCAGCGCCGCACAGAGCTTTTAGCCCTGCGTGATGTACTGACGGGCGAGCGTGATGAGCTTTCGGCTCAGATCGATGACATTGGCACCGCTCTCACGCTGTTGTCCGAACCCGCTCCCACGGCTGCCCACGCCAATGTGGTCAGCATCAGCAGCGCGGCTGAATAACCATGGGCAACACCCGCACTTGGACCAGAGACTTCAACGAGCGCAAACGCGAGCTTGAAACCTTCGTCAAGGCCAAGGCTGGCAAGTCCATCACCAAGCGCAAGCAAGCTCGTGATTGGGCAGCAGTACGCCCCAATTCACTCCCGCCAGTTGAGAGGCCAAGGCCATGACCCTCCGCATCACGCTCAGCTACCCCCCGAGCGTCAATGCCAACTACCGCGCCGTTGCCGGCCGCACCATCCTGTCCAAGCAGTATCGGGAATGGAAGCGCACAGCGGGCCTGGAGATCATGGCACAGCGGGCGAAGCCTGTTCATGGCCCAGTTGCCTTGGACATTACCCTTAAGGCCCCAGACAAGCGCCGCAGGGACATAGACAACCCACTCAAGGCGCTAATCGACGCCCTGAAAGAAAACCTCATCATCGACGCAGATGACAACACCGTCTTGCGCGCCATCTCCGCCCGCTGGGTGGACACTGGCGAGCCCTGCGTCGTCACCATTGCGAGGGCAGCATGACCAAGGAAGCCACAGGCGTTCAGACCAATGGCATCGGGCAAAAAACCACAGCCCACCTGAACCTGACCAAGACCATGGCGACGGTCTTTGCCCATGAGGCTAAGGCCCACGTCTATCCAAAGTACTTCAAAAATCGCTTCACCGCGAAAAGCCGGGAACCGAGCAAATGACCTACTCGACACGGCGGACCAAGACCACGCTTGGCTATCCGAACCAGACATTAGCCATCGTTGCGCTGTTCCAGCGGGGGCACCAGCCGGAACAGATTGCGGAGATGATTGACGGCTCAATCAATGCCGTGCACCGCGTTCTGAGCGACTACCGCCGCAAGCATGGCCTGCCCGTTCCTCCTAAGCGCAAGCCGACACCAAACGCCCAGGCCATGAGCCGGGAAAGCACCCTATGGGACTTGGACGAGGACGAGCGCCGCCAGGCTATAGCTAAGCGCGCTGCCAAGGCCGCTCGTGAAGCAAGGCTGGCGGCATGAGCGAGTTACCTAGGCAGTTTAGGCAGCAAGCCTACGAAATTTATGACTATCGCATCGACATGGTAGCGAATGAGCTTCGCAGTTACTGCGAAAGCCCTATCGAGGTAGCGTTCGGCACGGCCTTCATGCTTTTGGGCGATTACCACTACGGGCAAGTGGCGCTCCATGAGCCTGGATACGATGGCGAGGTCAACGCGCTCGAATTCGAGACGGTCCTGAAATGCCAGCAGAAGATCGGCCGGCACAGAGTCGATTTCGTCGCCCATTGGACGTATCCGGAATATCAGCAAAAGATCATCATCGAATGCGACGGGCATAACTTCCACGAGCGCACCAAGGAACAGGCGCAGCGTGACAGGGCGAAGGACAGGGACTGGCAGAACGCCGGCTACCGTGTTTTCCGGTTCACCGGCTCTGAGATTTACCGGGACGCCTTCAAGTGCGCCACTGAGGTGTTCGAAGCCCTCGGGATGATTGCTGACGAAGTGAGGCAGGGAAAGTGAAACTAAGCTCACTCCTCGCCCCTCTAATGGCCGCCAAGGCTCCCCATGATCAGATTATGGCGGTGATCCTGGCCTATGAGGCAGAGCAGGTTGACGCACTGGAAAAGCGCAGAGCTGCCGATGCCGAGCGCCAGGCCCGCAAGCGCAGCAAGGATCAGTCACGTGATGTCACGTTACGTCACAGTGACAAACCCCTCACGCGTGATCACGTGGCGCAGGCAGAAGATAAAACCTTAGATACAGATACCACTAGTTCTAAGAATACTAGTTCCAAAGATCTGGCAGAGTTCAAAGGCGCCCTCGCTTCGCTCAGCGCTGATCAGATCAGTGGCTTGGTCAAGGTCCGCAAGGCGAAGAAAGCCCCGCTGACTGGATACGCCGCAAACCTGCTGATCAAAGCAGCGAATACTTGCCAAATCCCCCTTTCTGAAGCCGCAGACCTGTGCATCGAGCGAAACTGGCTAACCGTCAAACCGGATTGGCTAGCGAAGCCATCTGCCCGTGGCTCCCCAGCCCGACAGCCTGCCAACGGAACCCACCATTTTCACAGCCTAGCCGAGGAGCCGAAAGATGAACCAGAACGAGCTTTCCGAAGCGACCAAGGCGATTGGAATGATGCTCGAAGCCTTTCCCTCATCCCAATCGAGAATTACCGGCGACACGGCTAAGGTCTATCGGTTCGCTATCGAGGATTGTTCCCTTGAGGCGGTGAAGCGCGCCTGCCGTGCTTTCGTCCGCGGCGAGGTTGCTGGGCACAATCCCGACTTTGCGCCGACAGCGCCCCGCTTGGTGCAAGTGGTGAAAGAGTTCGAGCACCAGCTGGTTGTCGAAAGCTGGAAGGCCAACCGCCAGTTCATCGCCGTGGGCTCTGACCAGTGGCACCAGATCGCCATGCTCAAGAACGACCCCATGCTCCCCACCTTCGTCAAAGATGGCGTTGAGGGCTGGTGGTTTGACAACAAGGTGGTGGACGAGGCGGCGATGATCGCGCTGCCGCCACCGATTAGCGAAGCTCAAATGGCAGCGAACCGGGCGCGCCTGTCTCGGCTAGGCATTGGCGATCCAGACGCAGAAAACGGCGACATGGGCCAGGTAGGTGCTGCATGAGCGCACCAAGAGGACCAATCCTTCACCTCGACCCCGTTGTCCGCGATTTTCTTCACACGCTGGACGCCACCGGCCTGAACAGCAAGAAGATTGCCGCCCAGGCAGGCATCCACGCCAGTGACCTGAGCTTCTGGCGCAGTGGAGCGCGGACACCCACCAGGGAGCGCATGAAGCTGGTGCTTATCGCCCTGGGCCTGCCACCTGAGTTGACCAGCCTGCGCCCAGCGGTAGCCAAAGCCCCCGATCCAGTAGCCCCAGTCTATCAGCCAAGGCCAGGATTGAGCAGGGCGGAGAGGATGACGGCTGTGTTTGCTGGTGATCCGCCACTCGGCCGCAGCGCTCTCGATCAGAGGGCGCAGGGATGAGGTTCGGTTCTGTCTGTTCTGGCATCGAAGCTGCAAGCCAGGCGTGGAACGTGCTGGGCTGGGAAGCCGAGTTCTTCTCAGAGATCGAGCCGTTCCCCTGCGCCGTCCTCGCCCATCATCACCCACATGTCCCCAATCACGGCGACATGACCAAGTTCGCGGAGTGGCCTGACCATGCAATTGACCTTCTTGTTGGAGGAACGCCCTGCCAGTCTTTCTCAGTCGCAGGCCTCAGAGCCGGACTGGCTGACCCGCGCGGCAACCTCATGCTCACCTATCTTGCCATTGCTGCACGATATCGCCCCCGCTGGCTGGTCTGGGAGAATGTCCCCGGCGTTCTGTCCTCCAACGATGGACGGGATTTTGGAACCTTCCTCGGGGCGCTGGGGGAACTCGGGTATGGGTTCGCCTACCGAGTGCTTGACGCTCAGTTCTGTCGAGCACATGGCTACGAGCGAGCCGTCCCGCAGAGACGCCGGCGTGTGTTCGTTGTCGGATATCTTGGAGACTGGCGACGTGCCGCAGCGGTACTATTTGACGGCGCGAGCCTGCGCGGGGATTCTGCGCCGAGCAGAGAACCGGGGCAAGTCGTTACCGGGACAATTGATGCAGGCACTCACCCTGGTAGCTACAGCGGACAGGACGCTTACCAAGGCCGCCTAGTTGCGCATGCTCTGCGGGGCGAGGGGTTCGATGCTAGCGAGGATGGGACCGGGCGAGGTACGCCCATCGTTTCAGTGGCATTTGCTCAGAACCAGAGAGATGAGGTTCGCACTGTTCAGGTTGCAGGAGCTCTGGCTGCCGAGCCAGGGATGAAGCAACAGACATATTTGGCTCATCCTACCCATGAAGTTGTAGGGACTTTGTGTGCAGAGGATAGCCCTCATGGAGGACGTGGGCTTTCCGGCTTGCAGACGATGCTGTCTGGTTACATCCAGCCGATAAGGTCTGTCGCTTGGTCCATCATGCCTCAGAATAGCGGCAAGGACTACAAGGCGCGCGCTGTTGATGTAGCGCAGCCAATCATGGCCGGCGGTCCTGTCGGCGGGAACCAAGGCGGCGACTACATTCAAGAGGCTTGGGCAGTTCGCCGTCTGACGCCAGTGGAATGCTGCCGCCTCCAAGGCTTCCCTGACGACTACTTCGATAGCGTCATCTACCGCGGCAAAAAGCCAGCTGATGGCCCGATCTACAAAGCCCTTGGCAACTCCATGGCCGTCAACGCCATGCGTGTTCTCGGCACCCGCATCCAGATGGTGGAGGACATGGCATGATGCCAAGCGTCCTCAGAAGGTCAGGCCCCGACATCGAGCGCAATGGCATCCCGACCACGCCGCGCGCCTTGGTCAGCACCTGCGAAATCTGCGGCAATCCAGCGCCCTTTGGCGACAACTCCAGCGGGCGCCTCCTGACATGGTGTTCAGAACACAGCCCTCCATCCCCCACCCAATCTACCAGCAAGGAAGCGAGAGAATGAGCGACGAGTTCTGGGCCAGATTTACAACCTTCGAATTCGCTCTGCTGTTCGCCATCTTCAGCATCGTCCTGAACATTCTGGGCGAGATATTCAAAGGCTTGATGATGGGGCTGCTCGGCCTTTGACGCCTAACCCTCACTCCCACCCACTAAACAGGGGCAAGACATGTGGTACGTGATTAGGACCAACATAAAAAGCGAAGACAAGGCCGAGCGCAACCTGCGTGATGCCGGCTTCTCGACCTATGCCCCGTGGCAGAAGTTCGAGCGCTACAACCGGCGCAAGAATGTCCACATCACCCGCGAGCTGCGCCTGTGTCCGCGGTATCTGTTCCTAGATGTGGGAGCAATCAGCCGCGAAAGGACCCCCTGGGGCGTTATAAGGGGCTGTGAAGGCGTTGAAAGCGTTCTGGGCGTCAATGGCCTACCCATGCCCCTTTCGCCGCTGGAGGAACGCGCCTTGCAGCATATCCAGCAGGCAGAGCGCGAGCATGCCTTTGACGAAACACGGGCAGGAAAGCTCTACCGCCGCGAGATCGGCAAGACCAAGAAGGAAACCACCCGCATGAAATTCCCCGTGGGGAGCAAGGTGCGGATCAATGATGGCCCATTCGCCACGTTCTCAGGCGAGGTCACCAACGTAACGGGCAGGGGCTATATCGAGGTGATCACCATGATGTTCGGTCGGCTGACGCCTGTGGAAGTTGAGCCGGGGCAGGTGGAGCAGGCGGCATAACGTACAAGCCACATTGACGAAGCTCCGCAGAAATATCCAACTATCTTGTATTTAGCGCTTGACCCATACAAGTAACTTGGATAGATTGATCTCACAAACAAGGAGATCGACAAATGACCAAGACCCAAGCAATCGCCAAGTTCGCCGCCGCCTACGTCGCCCACGTTGCTCCAAAGGCAGCTTGCCTGGATAAGAATGTGGCCCTTGCCTATGCGGTTCAGGACATCCTTAATCAGGCTAAAGGGCAGAGCGAAGAATACCAGATCGCCCTTATCCTGGACGAGGCCGCTTACAGCGAGGAGAAGGCCGCGTGAGCGGCCACCACGAGCCTTGCGGCCCCCAAGAGGTGTTCTTGGGGAACACGGAGCGGGAAGGCGGCAGCATGACCTACTTGGCGGGACGCTTCGGAACAGTGCGGCTCGGCAACAAAGCCTTTGACATCGAAGGCAAGCCGCTTCCAAAGCATTATGCCCCTATCTTCATCCACAGAAGCGAGGAGCAAGCTTATAGCGATTACATGATGGCCAAGACATCCGGCCCGAACTGGAGGCGCTAATGACGCCAGAACAATTTACCGCTTGGCTCGCTGAAATGAAATCAGCGGGCTTAGCTCGCTCCGATGCTGAGTGCGCGCGCCAGCTCGACATCTCCGCCAACTCGGTTGTGACCATGAAGGAGCGCGGGGCTGACCGTCGAACCGCGTTAGCCTGCCGTGCGCTTCTCCACCGCCTGCAGCCTTATGGCGAGTGAGACTCTTGCGGAACCAAGCAACATAGCATAGTATTACCCACAAGTGATTTGGGCTGGCTGTCAGAGGACGTTCCGAGAACGGGTCATCTGCGGGCCTTTGTGGGACCAGCCGCATCCCGCGCATTAGCTTTTTGCGCACAAAATTCCAGTTTAGCGTCACAGAAGCCCTGCATCCCGTCCCACGGTGCGGGGTTTTTGTTTGGCGTATCTAATTCAGTTTGAGGCTTCTATCCCGAACGGCTGCGTTCCACGCGGTTCATTGATGTAGGGCATGCGGCCTCAATCCCCATCGAGCGCGGCGAATTCAACTTCCCATTCACCGTTAGCCAATAGTCGCCCGCTCGACCCCCCTATAGGAGTAAGCCATGGCCGAGCTTAGTGCTTCCATGCCGACGGTGACAGTTCGCCTGAAGCTGACACGCTCCCCAGCGTATTCGCTGCGCATGCGTTTACTCATGGCTGCTCTCTGGGTAGCCAACAAGGTCGCTCCGCGCGAGGTAGAGATCGAGACAGAAACCTTCGTCAAGGATGCCTGAGCCTATCCGTGTCGCAGAAGACCGATCCATGGTTGTCCCTCCAGGCTCTAAGGTCATCACTGACTACGTGCCAATAGAGGATGTGGTTCTAGCCTGCCGAGATAGGATGCAGCCAAGCGATGTGGAGCGGGCGATGCAGCGGATTATGAGCTGTGCACCCGCGAGTCCTTGGCCGTGCCCCGTTGGTCAGTGGCGAGAAGACAAACGGTTTGCTGTTCATGACGGGCGGCATCAAGCAGTTGCAGCGTTGATGCTGGGCCATTCGCATATTCTAGTTGCTTGGGTGGACTAGCGAAACAGCTTTCCCAGCCCGCGCCCTGTCAGTTTGCCTGCGATACGCCTAGCCACACGCTTTCCAATAGGAGCAACAGATCCTTTCCGCGCGGCTTTGTTCACCGCTTGCACATCACCGAGCAGCTTAGCCAGCCAGTACATGAAGCCGCGAGCTTTATTGATGGACATGGGAAGCCTCCTCTAGTGCCTCTTTCACGGCGGCCTTTACGATGGCTGCAATGTCTGTGTCGGTAAAGGTGGCCTCAAGCCGCGATATGATCTCCGAGTTCATGCTGCGGTTACTAGCTAAGGCTGCTGCCTTCACCCGTTCGTGGAGTTCAGGAGGCATACGAAGACCAAACGGTGGGATGCTCATTTGGCCTTCTCCTGTTCAAGAGCCTTCTGCACCAATAGCCGGATAGCTTCCGACCTACTGGCGATGCGATTGGCAAAGCGCCAAGTGTCGATGGCATCCACATCCTGCGCGGTCATCATCGTGACGATCCGCTGATCCTTTGGCTCGGGCATATGCGCTATCCTGTTTGGTATAGATTGCAGGATCGCACAACATTGCAATGTGTGCAAGCTCTCACATTCTGGTGGCATGGGTAGATGGGTAGCCAACCAACCCCCAGGCTTCGCGGCAGAGCCGGAATGAAGCAAAGGGACAGGCGCCTACAACGCACCCACTACCTATGCGAGGACTGCCAAGCAGAGGGCAGGTTCACACTAGCCGATGAAGTCCACCACATCATTGCATTGGCAGACGGTGGGCCAGACACCGACGAGAACACAGCCAACCTGTGCATTGAGCACCACTTGAAGCGAGAAGGTAAACGGGTCAAGCGGCGCATTGCGCTAGACGGATGGCCTGCAAACTAGGGCTAATCGCATAGGCGGGGGCCATTAAAACTCTAGCCCCCCTCTCCTTGGACACCGATGCGCCCTCTCGCTTTAACGCTAACTCAGTTTTTCCTTTCAGGTAATTTCTATGGCACGCAAGAGCCGCATTGATAGCTCGTCCGAAGCTGTCCGCGTTATGGCTTCCGCAGCCAAGCAAATTGAAGCCCCGTCAAACGTCCCATTGGACAAAGGCGACCTGCCATTCTTCGCAAGCGTTCTCGCTGAGTTCGCCCGTTCGGAATGGACGGCACACCAGCTCGAACTGGCGGCGATGCTGGCGCGAACGATGGCCGATCTGGAGCGCGAGCAGATGGCACTGCGCATAGAAGGGTCAGTGTTGCTGACAGAGAAGGGAACGCCAGTCGTCAACCCTCGTAAGACGGTTGTGCAGATGCATGCTGGCTCCATTTTGAGCTTCCGGCGGTCGTTATCGCTCCACGCGCGCGCGCAAGGGGGCGAGGCTAGGGATGTCGCCAAGCGTCGTGACGGTGCTCGTGCAATCGAGGCCGAAAACCCGCTTGATGACGATCTGCTCGCCCGTCCTAACTGAGCATGACCAGAGGCGAGAAGGTTATTGCCTTCATTCAGCGGTACTGTCGCGTGCCGGAAGGGAACTTGCTCGGTCAACCGGTCAAGCTGCTGCCTTTTCAACGCCGCTTCATACTGGACATCTACGACAACCCAGCGGGCACGTCCCGAGCCTACTTGTCGATGGCCCGCAAGAACGGGAAAACAGCAACTATCGCCATGATCTTGTTGGCTCATATCGTCGGGCCAGAGGCATACCAGAATAGCCGCATAGTTTCGGGCGCCAGGACGCGGAAACAGGCGGCGGAAGTCTATAATTATGCAGCCAAGATGGTGATGATTTCGCCCGAGCTGCGCAAGATCGTTAAGGCGGTGCCCAGCCAGAAGATTCTGACCGGCCTGCCGATGAATGTCGAATACCAGGCGGTGTCAGCGGATGCAGCAGGCGCTCACGGTGGGTCGCCAATTCTCGCCATTCTGGACGAAGTTGGGCAGGTTCGCGGGCCTGTTGATGCTTTTGTCGAGGCTATTGAGACTTCACAGGGCGCATATGAGGGTCGGTCGCTGCTGATCGCGATTTCCACTCAGGCGCCGACAGACAATGACCTGTTTTCTAGGTGGCTGGATGATGCCAACTCGAGTGAAGACCCTCGCATTGTCAGCCATGTCTATTCTGCGCCCGATAATGCTGGTCTGACTGATCGTGAAGCCTGGAAAGCAGCCAATCCAGCCTTGGGCGTCTTCCGCTCGACTACCGATGTGGAAGATATGGCCCGCAAGGCGGAGCGGATGCCGACAGAAGAGAATAGCTTCCGGTGGCTCTACCTAAACCAGAGGATCGAGGCCAGCGCTCCTTTCATCAGCCGGGCGGTCTGGGAGTCCTGCGGCGACGATCCTGGTGAACTGGACGAAGATACGCCGCTCTATGGCGGGCTTGACCTCTCCGAAGTGCAGGACTTGACCGCTCTGGTGCTGATCGGCCGGCAGAAGGAACGCTGGGGCGTGTGGCCCCGGTTCTGGCTGCCGAAAGAGGGCTTGGCCCTCAAGAGCCAGAAAGACCGCGTGCCGTATGATGTCTGGGAGAAGCAGGGCAGGCTGATTGCCGCTCCTGGCAAGACGATTGATTACCAATGGGTCGCAGCCGAAATATTCCGGCTCGATCAAACCTACAACCTGCGCAAGATCGCGTTTGACAGGTGGAATTTCCGACATCTCAAGCCCTGGCTGATCGAGGCGGGGTTCACCGAAGAGCGCATCGAAGAGCTATTCGAGGAATTTGGGCAGGGCTTCCAGTCCATGAGCCCAGCCCTCCGCGAGCTTGAAGGCGAAATCATCAACGGCAGACTGGCGCACGGCAACCATCCGGTGCTGTCCATGTGCGCCGCAAACGCCGTGGTGCAGTCAGATCCCGCCGGCAACCGCAAATTGTCCAAGCACAAAAGCTCTGGCCGAATTGACGGCATGGTTTCGCTGGCAATGGCTGTGGGCGTAGCGCCGATGGACGAGCCGGAACCCACGAAATCCTATCTCGAAGCTGGCGAGCTTCTCATCCTTTAGGACCGCTGCATGGCAATTCTGAAAATTGGCAGTTGGTCCTGGCCAAGGACTGGCACCGGTTCGTCCCATTCGGACAACTTCGTTCGTGAGCCCTACTATGTCGGTGGCTCGCGCTCAGGCGTTGAAGTCACGCGCGAAGTCATGTGGCAAACGAGCGCATTGCTCTGTGCGGCCCGTGTGATCTCGCAGGGCGTGGCCCAGGTGCCGCTGAAGCTGTTTGACGAGGCCAATTCGGACGGCAGAACGGTTCGTAAGCCAGCCCGCGATCACTCCGCATATCGTCTTCTGGCCGACCAGCCTAACGACTTCATGACCTCGTTTTCGTTTCGCGAGACGCTGATCCTGCATGCGGTGCTTGATAAGGGCGGTTTTGCCTACATCAACCGGCGTTCGGACGGGACAGTTCGCGAATTTCTGCCCATTGCGCCCGACGATATCGAGCCCACTTGGGACAAAAACCGCAGAGAGCTGTTCTACCGCTTCGGCACTGGCGCAAACGAGCAGCGTCTAAGGCCAGATCAGGTTCTGCATATCCACGGCCCATCATGGGACGGTTACAGCGGCATGCCGGCGCTGCAAATGGCGCGAGAGGCGATAGGGCTGTCTGTCTCGTTGGAAAGGGGCCAGTCTGACACAGCATCGCGGGGTTTTCGCCCCTCTGGCGTCCTTTCTTCGTCCGAAAAGATCAGCCCGGAAGCAGCAAACCAGATCAGGGACCGCTGGCAGAGCCGTTTCGGACCTGGCGGCGAGGGTGGCATAGCGGTTTTGGACGGCGGCTGGAGCTTCGGCACCATGCAGATGAGTGCTGTAGACGCTCAATACATCGAAACCCGCAAGTTCCAGATCGAGGAAATAGCCCGTTTCACGATGGTTTTTCCGCAAATGCTGATGACCACGGACACGCCGACCTATGCAAGTGCAGAGCAATTCTTCCTCGCGCATGTGGTTCACACGCTCGACCCTTGGATGGACCGGGTTGAGCAGGAAATTAAGCGCTCGGTCATCGGGTACGGTGACGGAAACGCAGATATCTATCCTCGCTTCATTCGCGAAGGGCTGCTGCGCGGCGCTGCAAAGGACCGAAGCGAGTTCTACGCGAAGGCTTTGGGATCTGGCGGCACACCGGCCTGGATGACGCAAAACGAAGTCCGCGAACGCGAAAATCTCAACCCGCTGGATGATCCAGCCTACGACGCACTGCCGATACCGCTGAATTCTCTGATGCAGCCGGCAGAGGAGCCGACCAATGACGCTTGATTTCAAACGCGCCAAGCTTGCTGTTGAGCAAGTGACGGATGAGGGCAAGATTTCCGGCTATGCCAACGTCTACGGCATCAAGGATCTAGGCAACGACATCGTAGCTCATGGCGCTTTCGCAGACAGCATCAAGGGCAAAACCTTTCCGATGCTCTGGGGCCATGACCAGTTCGAGCCCCCGATTGGCGTCTGGGAGATTGCCAAAGAGGACAGCAAGGGGCTGTACGTCGAAGGCCAGATCACATTGGGCATGACGAAGGCCCGCGATGTCTTCGAGGGCATCAAAGCCAAGTCCGTTAGCGGCCTGTCAGTCGGCTTTAAGACGCTTGACGCAGACGAGGACGAAAAATCAGGCATCAGGACGATCAAAAAGGCCGACCTCTGGGAGGTTTCGGTCGTCACGTTCCCGATGAATACAGAATCCCGGATTGACGCTGCAAAAGCAGCTTCCATGACGGAACGCGAGATCGAATTGAAGCTCACGCAGGACGCTGGGTTCTCTCGATCCGTTGCCCGCCTTCTTATGAAGGGCGGGTTCTCCGCAATCCACTCCATGCAGGACGCTGGCGAGGGAAAGGCGGTTCACGCGATGCTTTCGAGCATCCTCACTGAACTCCGAACCATGAGGACGGACAAATGACGGAGCACGTCTCCCCCGAAGACCTCGCCAAGCAGATTTCTGCCGAGGTAAAGACCACTTACGAAGCCATCGACAAGAAAACGGCCGACCTGGGCGAAGTTATCGCTGAGATCAAGAAGGCCGTTGGTGCGAAGGCTGACACCACCGATCTTGAGAACTGGCGCAAAGGCCTCGATAGCGAGGTCAAGAAGCTTGCTGCACAGGCTGATGATCTCGACAAGAAGCTTTCCCGCCCGAATGGCGGCGCTTCCGAGGGCAAGAGCCTTGGCCAGCAGGTTGCCGAAAGCGACGGCTTCAAGTCGTTCGTTTCCAACGGCGGCGGTCGTTTCAAGTTTGAAACCAAAACCGTCCTGACCACTGACCTTGCTGTCGGCTCTCAGACACTCACCCCTGGCGTCCCGCGCGCACAGGCCGGCCTGGTTCGCATGCCAGATCAGGGCCTCACGATCCGCGACCTGCTGCCAGTTGGCCGCACTACGTCGAACGCTATTGAATACCCGCGTGAGACGGCCTTCACCAACAATGCCGCAGTTGTGGCGGAAGGCGCTACCAAGCCTGAGTCCACCTTCGACATGACGCTGGAAACGGCGCCAGTTCGCACCATTGCCCACTACTTCCGTGTCTCGAAGCAGATCATGGACGATATGGCCATGCTGCAGGGCTATATCGATGGTCGGCTGCGTTATGGCCTGGCCATCGAAGAAGAAGGCGAGACCCTGAACGGTGACGGCACAGGCCAGCACCTGAATGGCATTCTCGCGCAGGCTTCTGACTTCCCGGCATCTGTCGCCACTAGCGGCATTCCGGGCGGCACTGGTGCCACTGCTGTTGACGTTATCCGCTGGGCAAAGCTTCAGGTTCGCCAGTCACTCTATCCTGCCACAGGCGTGGTGCTGAACCCAGAAGATTGGGCTTCCATCGAACTGCTCAAGGACGCCAACGACGCCTACCTGTATTCGGCCTTTGCGTCGGGTACGGAGCCGCGTCTGTGGGGTATGCGAGTTGTCGAAAGCGATGCCATCGCTGCCGGCACGTTCCTTGTGGGATCGTTCGCAATGGGCGCCCAGATTTGGGACCGCGAGCAAGCCAATGTCGTGATCTCGACCGAAGATCAGGATAATATTGTTAAAAACTTGATCACGATCCGCGGGGAAGAACGTCTTGCTCTGACGGTTTACCGCCCCGCTGCCTTCGTGACCGGCTCGTTCACGCTGGCCAGCTAATTTCAAGTGCATCAATGAACGGGGCGGCTTCGGCTGTCCCGTTTTTCATAGGAGTTGAGCGATGATCCCCAAGGGTAAATCCACTCTGATCGAGCGCATTGCTGAAGCTGAGCGTGCAGAGGCAGACAAGGCCAAAAAAGCCAAGGCTGGCGACACGACGAAGCCAACGGACGACGCATCCGAAGCCAAGATGGTTGAGGCTGCACCTGAGAACAAGAAAGCTCCGGCTGCCAAGGGAAAGAGCAAGTAAATGGTCAATTCCCTCCGAAACGGCGGTGATGAGGGCGGCGCGGGCGCCCCGGCCTCCGACTTTGTTCTCGTCACCAAGGCAGATGCCGATCTCCCCGGAGGGGTATGCCGCGGGCTACTGGTCGGCACGGCCGGAACCGCGAATTTGCAAACGGCAAGCGGCACCACGCGGACCAATGTACCACTGCAGCAGGGATTTAACCCGTTGCGCTGCAAGCAGGTCCGCACTGGCGGCACTGCAACCGATATCTGGGCCTTATACTAACATGATGTCCCTATCACTCGGCGTAGGCCTGACCAGTTCTGCCCTAAGAACGGGCGGGGGGGTGCAGTTCGCCTTCACCTTCAATGGCGTTCCTTACCGCTTCAATGCCACCAATTACGAATACCGGAGCTAGACCATGGCGGGCAATAATCTAGCTAACCTCGCGACCGTCCCGGCAGACGCATTGACAGCATTGCGTAAGGCAACGGCTCCTCTCGTCCGCCCGCTCGGCTGCGAAGCGATCCAGCTATTTGGCGGTCGCACAGAGTCTCAGCAGACAACCGGAGCAGCTGGGACAACTCAGGAATTTGCTTATGAGTTGATGGCTCGTCATGACAAGGCAGCGCATAACCCGCGTGTCATCTTGTCGGCAAGTCGAGCAACGACCTCACCAAACCCCATTAGCTGCACGGCGGCTTTGTCATTTGTTTCTGCGCTCTCTGATCTTGACGGAGCGTGGACAGGCGCATCAGCGACGTTCTCAGATGGTTTGGCCTCTGGCGCACGTGTGGGCGCAACTGCATCTGCTTCTCGTGCTCAACACGTCTACTCTGATGTTGCGGCCGCTTATCCCGTCTCCAGATCTGACGGTGGCACTCGTCCATTACTCGCGGGAAGGTGTTTCACTGGCTCGCTGTCTACGAATATGGCGATCCTTGGGAAAGCTGGAGTTGACCTGACAAATTGGGACAGTCGAACCGCTGGAAAGGCACGGTTCCGTGAACACAACACGTCAGGCGATCAGCGAACCGCTGCGACATGGGGCGCATCTTCGATCAAAGTTTCCCGCTCAATGGTGACGGGCTTCGTGTTCACCCATGATGGTCCGGTGTGCAACGTCATGTCCCTGTCCGATAGCACTCTCGCTGGTGAGGGATCGGGCATTACATACCAATACGAAAGCCAAGTGCTGCTGGCCTGCGAGTTGATCAATGCAGCGTCACCGCGAGCCTGGATGGTGCATTCTAACCAGGGATGGTCTGGGCAGACGACCCCTCTCGTTGTGCAGCGCCTCAAAGACATTTTGGCCTACGGCCTGGTGCCTGACATCTTGGTATTCCGCGCCGGTTCCTTGAACGACATGGGCGCAGTCGGCAACCCTGTGACTGAAACCATTGTGAATGGATGGCGGGCTGCGATGCATGAAATCCTAGCCCTTTGCGCCGCAAACGGCATTTGCCCCATCGTCATGCCGATCTTGCCCGTTGATCATTCGGTCCGTCAGATTGGGACGAGCGATAGTCTGCGGCGAAACTTCAACACCAACGAAGTTCGCACGCTTGCAGCGCAAGGAATTTTGGTAGCCGACGACGAAGTGCTGGTTGCTGGGGCTATTGATGGCAACGGGCAGGGAACGTTCTCGATTGGCAGCTCCACTGATCTTGTCCACCTCAACGATGTGGGCAAGACCCTTACGCTGCCCCCGATCCAAGCAAACATCCTGGCTGCCGTTGGAGGGTATATCTGATGCTGCGCCCGACCCGAACTCCCGTTCAATCGTCTCAGTTTGTGGCAAAACCCTTGGGTGCATCGGCTACTCAGGGTGATACCGCGACACCTCAAGACAAGTTCGCGCCTTGGGATCACGTTCATCCCACTGCACCGGCTGCAGACAACACTACAGATTTTGCCACAGCGGCTCTGCGTTGGGCGAAGGGATATTTTACCCAGCTTCGGCCCGGTGCAGGCGGCGTAATCTGGACGTCTGGTGCGGGAACGCCGGAAGGCAGTGTGACTGCTGCCGTTGGGTCGCTTTACACTCGGTCTGATGGAGGTGCATCGACAACGCTATACGTCAAGGAAACCGGCACCGGCAACACTGGCTGGGTAGCTAAGTAATTCGCCTCGTTAGCGCCTAAAGCTCAAGAAGGAAATAAAGCGCCGGTATAGCGGGATTGATGGTGGAAGCCCCATACGCTCCCGCCCCAATGCGGTTAGCTTCATCACAACATCTGTGCTCGCCATTCCGCCGCTGTCGTAGCAATCTACCAGCCCGAGATCGGTGGCATTGAGTATCAATTCTTCAGAGTACGGCGCATCGCCATCGATCCACTTCATGTATCCATCTTGAGCGGCTAGATCGGCCAGAAGTGTATTGATGTTCGCGGTACTGTTCATTGCGTAAAACTGTCGCTCACATGGCCGTGCGTCAACCCCCATCGCCCTCGGAACGAATGTGCTTACCCTAGCCCGCCATGTGCGGGCTTTTTCATGCACCCAAACATGGGAGCCCAACATGGCTTCGTTCGACTTCAAGGTTTCCGCAGACAGCGCAAACGCTGACAAGCTGCGCACCCTGCTGACCAGTGTTGCCATTGTCGCCCCGTTTGGCGTGACGGTTGCGGATCTGGTCGCCGCGCCCCCGGTTGAGCCCCCGAAGGATGTGCCGCCAGTCGAGCCCGATCTGCCGGATGAGCCAGAACCGACGGAACCGACTGAGCCCGCGCCCGTAGGTGAAGCCGACCGCTATGTTTCGGCCAATGGCACAGGCGACGGTTCGAAGGGCAACCCGGCCCCGGTTTCCAAGATCAATGAGATGATCCTGGCTGCGGGCAAGGATGGCGTCGTTGAGCTGGTTGGTGACTTCGCCCAATCCGCAATCCGCATTAATGCCGCGCCCGCGTCTCAGGTGACGATCAGGGGCGGCACGTTCACGGGTGATCGGTTCCCGTACACCAAGCCATCTTCCGAGAAGGGCACCCGGGTCAGTTCTCCCGGTGGCGGAACGGTATTCATCATTCAGAACGGCGCCAGGAACCTGCGCTTTGAGGGCCAGACGTTCAGGAACGTTGGCATTGCCTTCGACAAGAACAACACCAAGGGTTCTAACTTGGAGTTCGTCAACATCACCTTGCACAACGTTCGTGATGGGTTCTCTTCCAATGAAGGAACAGAGATTGTCGGGCTTCTGTACGAGAATATCAAGGCAACCGGCTATTCCAAGAAGGCCATTCGCCTCCACGGCAACTCGTCCAAGATCGTCGTTCGGAACGCTCAACTTGATAGCGGCTGGATAGAAGGCGACAACTTCGCCGCTGGCATCGAAATGTACGACACGGTTCACGACATCCTCATTGAGGGCGGCTGGGCTGGCAACGTTCGTGACACGCAAGGCGGCAGCCAGTCTAAATACTGGAACGCTGACTGCATCAGCAGCGAACGCGGTGTGTATGACGTAAAGATCCGCGGCTTCCGAGGCTTCAACAGCACGGATGGCGGCCTTGACCTGAAATCTACCAAGACCATCGTGGAAGATTGCGTATTTGAGGACTGCAAACGCAACATCCGCATCTGGGGTGAAGCCACTGTTCGCAACTGCACTTCTATCCGCCCGAAGCATCGTGGCGGTTCGGGTGGCGAGATGCACGTTTGGGCAGGCAACGGCGCCAAGCTCACCCTTGAGAACTTCACGGCTATCGGCCCCGGCCTGCTGGCCGAGAACGATGGCGCAGCCTTTCTCAAGATCAACGGCCTGACCCTCAAGGAAGGCGCCACGGCTGAAACCATGGGCAAGGTCGAGATCGCATAGCCATGCACAGCCCCAGACGCGATGATCCCGTACTTATCACGCCAGCTGCGGAACTGCCTGTGTCCGTCGAAACTGTGCGAGATCGGTTGAAGCGTGACCCTGAAGACGATCCGCTGATCGAGCAATCCATCCGGGCTTCCGTTGCTCATTACAACGGGTGGAGTGGCATTCTGGGCCGGTGCTTGGGAGATCAGACCTGGCGCGAAGACTTCCATTACTTCTCTCCGGAGATGGGGTTGCGTCTCGCGCCGTTGCTGTCCGTTGTGAGCGTCACCTGGCGGAATGCTGAAGGCCAAATCTCAACTGTGAACGACGCTGACTATACCTCGCGCACTGTTGCGGGAACGCCATTTGTCCGCTTCAGGAGCGGCTACGCATTCCCGTCTGACCTATACGAGTCCAGCGCCGTCAGCATCACCTATAGGGCTGGTTATGAGGAAGTCCCAGACGACATCAAGTTCGCGATCATTGTTCGCGCGCAAGTAGACATGGACGAAGCTGGCGGCGATGGGCAGGAGCTGGTCCGGCGCATCGAAGACGGCCTGATGTCCAAATACCGCCGGTTTTCTATCTGATGCGCCCTCAGCAGCTAGACCGGCGCATCACGCTGGAGCGCTATGGCGTGGCCTACAACAGCGACAACGAGCCGACAGAGGCATGGGCCGCGCTTGCCACCGTATGGGCTTCAGCAACGCCCGTAAGCGACGGAGAGCGGGTTCGTGCGGCCGAGGTAGGCGCAACCATCTCCATGCGCTTCCAGATCCGCTATTCGGCCGCTGTTGCCGATCTCAGCCCCAAGGATCGCATTGTCTATGACGGGCGCACCTTCGACATCACGAACATCAAGGAAATCGGCCGACGCGAGGGTCTGGAGATCAGCGCAGCCGCGGCGGCAGACGAATGAAAGTCACGGTAAAGGTTCAAGGTCTTGAGGGCATCGAAGCTGCACTGTCGCAGTTCAATACCCGCAAGCGCCGCGACATCGCCCGCAAGGCTCTCGACAGCGCCGGCCAGATTACAGCCCGCGTGGCTCGCTCTATGGCTCCTGTCGATGAAGGCAACCTGCGGGAGAGCATCGATGTGTCAGGCACCCTGACCCGTCGCCAAGCTGGGCTGCACACCAAGCGGGCCGAGGTCGAGCGGTTCATCGGTCCTGGCGCTCATCCACAAGCACACCTCCGCGAATTCGGCGGCGACGGAAATCCGCCCCATCCTTACATGCGCCCAGCCTGGGACTCGACCAAGAACCAAGTGCTCGACCGTATTACTGACGTTGCTTGGCTGGAGATCGAAAAAGCCATTCAGGCTAAGGCTAAAAGAGCGGCAAGGGGCAAGTAATGCAATCCAAGCTCGCCAATCTCTTGCTCGCACATGCGCCCTTGGCTGCGTTGGTCGGTAATCGCATCCATTGGGACGTTCTGCCCCAAGGATCGGCCCAGCCGGCCATTGTCATGTACGTGGTTTCCGGCGTGACCGATTACGTCATGTCGGGCGAAAGCGGCTACGTGACGACCCGCGTACAGTTCGACTGCCGCAGTACCACAGCTGCTTCCGCTCGTGCCGTGGCGGAAGCGCTCAAAGACCGGCTCTCTGGTTTCAGCGACACCTTTCAGGGCTTCAAGTTCCTCGGCTGCTTCGAGCAGAGCCAGCGAACAAGGTTCGACAAAGACCCAGCTTCTGGCTGGTTTACTGACAGTCGAGACTATCAAATCCATTGGGCTCCGGCCTGATCTAGCCCTATCGCGCCAATGGGCAGGCGCTCTTTCACTCACATTGTTGGAGAACTGCAATGGCCGATGCTCGCATTGGGTATGGGACTATCTATGAAATCTGGGATGCAAGCCTGACCACGCCTGCATTCGTGGAAATTGCCGAAGTGATCGAGATCACCCCCGGCGAGGCTACGTCGGATCGCATCGAGGCCACGCATATGCAAAGCCCCGGCCGCCGTCGCGAATACATCACAGGCCTTATCGACAGCGGGGAAGCAACACTGCAGATTAACTGGGTTCCCGGTTCTGACACAGACGTTCTGCTGCGCGATCTGTTCACCTCTGGCGATGTCGTGCAGCACCGCATCACGTTTGCAGGCGATGCCCCCCGCACTACGCTGACCTATGATGGCTCAATTACCGGCTTCAGCAAGGCGTTGCCGATTGATGACCGCATGACGGCAACCATCACGGTTGCTGTTTCCGGCGCCGAAACTTGGGGCACCGCAGCGTAATGGCTAATCCTGAGAAGGGCGAAGTTGACGTCAAAGCCGGGGACAAGACCTACCGTTTCCGGCTTTCCATGAACACGCTTTGCGAGATGGAAGATCATTTCGGCAAGTCGTTCAATGAGATCATGGCGGATCTTGGCGAAAAGCCAAGCATGAAGGGATTGCGCACCATTGTTATGTTTGGATTGCGGGACAATGAGCCAGCACCGGACGAGAAGGAAGCAGGCAGGGTAATCGATGCTGTTGGCGTTACTGCCATCAATGAGGCACTGAAAACAGCCATTAAAACGGCTTTCCCCGATGCGCAGGAGGGTGAGGCGGAAAACCCTCAGACGGCCAGCCCAAAAAATGGGACTGGCAAGGCCTCCTGATTGACTTCATTGCCGCCGGCTTCGACGGCGATACGTTCTGGCGGCTCACGCCCCGGCAGATGAGCGTCTACCTCAAGGGGGCCACGGAGCGCAGGCGCGTTGAGCACAACGACCGCATGTCGCTTGCTTGGCACATCGCACGGCTCAATGCCTATGCGCCGCAGAAGTCAGACAAGTTCCCTAAACTTGCGGATCTCCAGGCTAGCCGAAGTGGAGCGCAAGCCAAGCCGAAGCAAACTGCCGACCAGCAAATAGCGGCAGCACGCGCATGGATGGCAAACCGGAATAGGTAGTTAAACCTTGTGTCCGCACTGGGTGCAGCGCCAACCGCCCAGCCCGCCGGCACTAATCAACAACCAGATCGGCAGCCAAAGCCCGAACGTCACTAACGACAGGATCAAGTGCAGGACATGGTTCGGCGTATTCTTCTGCGCCATAACTGGCTTGTTGCATGAGTTGCAGTGTTTGCCAGTCGTCTTGATGCCCACAGCCCGCTTCCTTTGGTTAGGTTGCTTCCACTAGCACATCTCGCCTTTCAAAGTCACTAAGAGGTAAACATGAGTTCTGTCGGTAGCCTCCGCGTAGACCTCGGGCTCAATTCTGCTGACTTCCAAGCCGGAATGAACAAAGCCGAAGCCTCCATGGCCAATTTCGGCAAGAGCGCTGCTCGTGTTGGCGCAGCTGCCAACGATCTGGGGCGGTCAACTGCCGGTGTCATGCAGCGGCAGGCGCAGCTCGGCTTCCAGCTGCAGGATCTGGCGGTCCAGATCCAGGGCGGCCAGAACCCGTTCACTGCACTTCTGCAGCAAGGCAGCCAAGTGCAAGCGGTCTATTCAGGGCAGGGCGGCTTCATGCAGGCGTTCCGTGACCTTGGGTCGATGGCCACAGGGCTGGTGACGAAGCTCTGGCCAGTAGCGCTTGCTGTGGGCGGTATAACTGCTGGACTCGGGCTGATGACTTCCGAGATCAACAAGGGCAAGGGTGCAACTGTCGGCTTCGGTGACGTTGCGCTTGCGACTTGGCAGGTCATCTCGGGCGGCGTCTATAGCATTGTCCAGCCCGCCATTGCGGCAATCGGCGGGTTCTTTGCTGATCTATGGGGCACAATCAGCCCTTATATCGTCACGGCTGTAAACGGCATCATTGGCGGCTTCGTTGGGGCGTTCGAGGCGATAAAAGCAACGTGGTCCGCGCTGCCTTCTGCCTTGGGCGATATCATGATCACAACTGCAAACGTGGTGATCAAGGGCGTCGAAGCCATGGTCAACAAAGTTGGAGAATTGATCAACGGCTTCTTGGCACCATACAATGCCGGTCTGGCCTCTATGGGGCAGGCAACACTGCCAACGGTCGGGACGGTCAACTTCGGCGGCTTTTCAAATCCCTTTGCGGGTCAATTAGGGGATGTTGCAGGCAATGCATCGTCTGTCTTCGCTGGCGCGCAGGGCAACTACCTTGGCGACTTCATGTCAGCTGTGGGCGATAAAGCCCGCGCTAACATGGCCGCTGCGAAGGAAGAGATCGATGGTGTTGGCGGTTCGGCAAAGGCAGCAAACGACAACCTCAAGGACATGGCCGGCGGTGGGTTGAAAGAGCTTGCCGATGTTGGCCAGCAGGTTAGCTCCACCCTGTCTTCGGGCTTCTCCGACATGTTCAAGGGGCTGCTTCGTGGCACGACCAACGTTATGGACGCAATCGGACAGCTTCTCAACAAGTTGGCTGACCTCTTCATCGACCAAGCCTTCAACATGCTTTTCAGCAGCTTCGGCGGAGGTGGAGGGTTCTTGTCCAACTTGTTCGGAGGCATGCCCTCTTTTGCAGGCGGCGGGTTTACCGGCGTAGGGGCTCGGGCCGGAGGTCTGGACGGCAAAGGTGGTTTCCTTGCCATGATGCACCCGAACGAAACGGTGTTCGATCATACGAACATGAGCCAACGCAGCGGCGGCGGCGCAATCGCAGTTGACGTGCGAATGGGCGTCGAGAACGGCAACCTTGTTCCGCTCATCACCAATGTATCGGGCCAAGTAGCAGGCCAGCAGATCAAACAAAACAACAAGCAATTGCCCGGTCTTTTAAGGGACGTGAACCAGAGGTATGGCTGATGGTCGCTCGGGCAATAACATGGCCTAACGGTATATTCCCGAAGTCGGGCATGTTCGGCTTTGGCGCGTCGTCCAGATCGGGCGGGCAGTCCATCAGTGGCAGCGAACAGGTCACGGTAGCCAATCCGACTTGGCGCGCTTCGTTCTCCGGGCCGGTTGTGACTGAGGAAAGCGTGCTGTCATGGCGTGCTTTCGTCGGTGCCATGAACGGCAGGGCAGGGACGGTGCTTGTGCCTCGCTGGGAGGCTTACGGGCCGAGGGATGCAAACGGGCGTGTGCTGAGCTACGTCGAAGCATCTGCATATGAAGGTGGCGGGCTAAACTTCGATCTTTCCGGCTTTGGCCAGAGTGAGATTGCCCACGCCCTTGTGGCCGAAGCTGCGCCGATCAATGCCACGCAATTAAGCATAGACGTTCTGGATGGGGCCGGACCTAGGCCTGGGCAATATATCGGGCTGGGCAACCGGCTGTATCTCGTCACGAGCGCATGGCAGGAAACCGAAATCTCGCCCTTGGTCGTGCAGTTCACGCCTTGGCTGCGGTCTGCGGTTCCAGCTGGCGCGCGGGTGATCCTAGACCGTCCCGTTTGCCTGATGCGGTTTGCCAATGACCAGACCGGCGATCTCGAACTGGACATGGGCCGCTGGGGCACAGGGTCATTCGAATTTGTCGAAGCATCGCCATCCAGCACTGAAACTGTCGAAGTCTGGACCGGCGAAGTGTCCAACGGCAACACGCCCAAAGCACTCCAGGGCCTAGACTTCAGTGATCCCGACAACAGCATGTATATTGGAACGGTGGTTTAGATGCCCGATACCATTACGGTAAAGAACGCTTCCGGCAGCAATGTCGAGGTCGCGACAAACGATGTCTTGTTGGCAGCGCTTCTCGATCTCGCCCCAGCCGATGGCGCCATTGCGGTTACGCCGAGCGACAGCACGGTGTTGACTGGCGTTCGATCTCTCAAGATCGGCACTGGCGGAACGCTCCGCCTGCGGATCGGCAATTCTGATTTCAACTTCACGGTTTCGGATGGCGAACTGCTGCCGATTAAAGCATCACGGGTGATGGCGACAGGCACAACCGCCACTGGCATTGTGGCGCTGACCTGAGGTGCAATCATGATCAAGAACCTTATTCGACACCTGATCGTGTGGGCACTGCGTGACGAAGTTGAAGCGTATATAGCTAAGGCGTTCGTTGACCACCAACGGCGGCTCCCCGGCCAGCTCCGCGACATTAACCAACGGTTGGGGTGATGGGCTTCTTTCCTGAAACCATCGAAGCCAAGCTGGCAGGGCGTGAAGTTGCGGCATCATTGCTGACCTTTATGGATTTTCGCGACACTCCCCGGCGCTGGTGGATGGGCTTCGGTGATCTCGTTGCCGGTGGTCACACATGGCAGGGCACCGGCTCCATGATCCAGATTGACGGTCTGGAACAGGCGCTTGGCACGAATGCCCCGCGCACCACTTTCACATTGTCAGGCGTAGACAGTACCATTGTCACCTTGGCTCGTCAGTCGAGCGCTCGCGTCAAGGATCGACCCTGCCAGGTCTATGTGCAGTTCTTTGAGATTGCGCCAGGCGGCGATCAAATGCCGTGGGCGCCACTTGATGAGCCCTATGCCATCTGGTCGGGCGTCATGGACCAGATGAGCTACGGCGCAGAAGGCCCAAGCCAAAGGCGTGTCACGCTTACTGCTGAGAGCATCTGGACCGGCCGGCGCAGGCCAGCGTACGGATTTTTCACTGACCGCGATCAGAACGCCCGCTTTCCCGGAGACAGGGGCTTGGAGCAGGTGGTCAGCCTCGTGCAAAAGCAGATCCGCTGGCCCGTACTGTGATCCGACCAGCAACGACAAACGACATTGCGGCAATCGTCGCAATGACCCAGCGGCTGCGCGCCTCGGTTGCCTCGCCCCTGCCGGTTGATCATCTGGTCACATCCCGCTTTGTTGCAGGGCTGCTGGCGAGCCCGCTGGGCTGGGTTCGTGTGGTGGCTGGGGCAGATGGTCCAACAGGCTTTCTAGCAGCGTCAGTAAGCGCCGCATCCATATCTATGCTGCCGTTGGCAGTTGAGCATGGATGGTGGGCCTCTGCAGGCGGAGGAATGGACCTGCTGCGCGGCTATATGACCTGGGCACAGGATCGCGGCTGCTTCGCTGTTCGCATGTCCACGCCGCCACGCAACCCTAGAGCGGCTGCAATTCTGGAACGATGCGGGTTCGCGCCTGCAGAAGTCGCATGGGTCAAGGTGCTATAGATGGCGATATTCACGGCAATCGCCGGATACCTGACGACTGCGCTTGTTGGCATCGGCCTTTCAACTGCCGTTGCGGGCGTTGCTGCAAACCTGATCATCGGCGCGGCCTTGCTTGGCGTGTCCATGCTGATGGCGCCACGGCCGCCAGTGATGAAGACACCGCAAGCGCAGGCGGTGATCAACCAGTCTACAGCACCTCGTCTGCGTGGCTATGGATATGCCCTGCTTGGCGGCACTCGTGCATTCTTCGACAGCCGCGAAGGCTTCTTGTACCAAGTCGTGATGATGCACTCCGGCGAGATCGACTACATCGAGCACTACCGCATCGGAGACGTACAGGTTTCAGTCAACGGAGCAGGCGAGGTCACAACCGCACCCTTCGTGACCGTTGAAGGCGCAAGCGGCGGCATCACCGGCAGCGGCGGCACCACATACTATAACGCCCACATCTATGGCCACACGGGCACTGCCGACCAGGCTGCAGACTGGCTCATGACTACATACCTGCCCGACTACTGGACAGCACAGCATCAATTGCGCGGCATTGCCTACTTCGTGGTGCGGTTCCGCTCTCCCCGGCAAGAAGACTTTCAGCGGATATTCCCTGAAGGCCACAACACTCCAGTCCGGGCTTTGTGCAGGCTCTCTCGGGTCTATGATCCGCGCAACGGCACAACGGCTTGGAGCGATAATCCGGCGCTCTGCATCCTCGACTATCTGGTGCATCCAGACGGCTTCAAGAAGACGCTGGACGATGTAGACCTCAACAGCTTCGCCCTGTTTGCTAACGTGTGCGATGAGCTTGTCCCGCTGGCTGCTGGTGGCACGGAGAAGCGCTATCGGCTCTGGGGCGTCTACAGCCTCAACGATGAGCCGGAAGACATTCTGCGTAAGATGCGGGCGACCTGTGACGGAGAGCTTTACCAGAACTCGGAAGGCAAGATCGCTATCCGCGGCGGGCGGTGGGAAATCCCAACTGTTACGATCACCGAGCGCGATATTCTTGGCCACTCGATGGAGCAGGGCAACGACAGGTTCTCGGCCTTCAACGAACTCAAGATCATGTACACCTCGCCCCTGCACGACTTCCAGACCATGGAAGCCACAGCTTGGGTCGATGTTGCCGATCAGGACGAACGCGGGCCAATCCCCTCGGACCTAGACCTCGACTTCGTGCCTTCACCCTCTCAGGCAAGGCGGCTCGCCAAGATCCACATCGCCAAGTCAAATCCGCGCTGGAAGGGCAGGGTAAAGACCAACCTAACCGGCCTCAACGCTCTAGGTGAGCGCACCATCGCGCTAGAGATTGCCGAGCTTGAGATTGACGAGGCGTTCTATGTCGCGGGCTTCTCGCTCGCATCTGACCTGACCTCCGTAGAGATCGAGGTTATGACCATCAGCGAGGAAGCCTACCAGTGGAACCCGGCGACAGAGGAAGGGCAAAACCCCGCCATTCCGCAGGACACAACACCAGACCTGACATTCCCTGTTCCTGATATCATCGCGCTGACTTCGGACGTGGACGACATCATCACCGCCACTGTGGATGATCCCGGCCGAACTGACCTAACTCTGCAGGTGCAAATTCGAGCCGGCGCCGGTTCAATCTGGCAAGAGATGGCAGTTGCCGACGACAATCTCTCGGCGGTCTTCGGCCCGGTCACGGCCGGTACTTACGAGATCCGCGCTCGGTGGACCGGCGCTCTGAGTTCCGCGGGTGACTGGTCGTTCCCCTACGAAGAGATCGTCGTTCCATAGGCGGCTCGCCTTCCACTAATCCTAACCACATGGCTCGCTTCGGCGGGCCTTTTTCTTGAGGGCAACATGGCCGCAGAAGATGACGTTCTGAGAGTTTTCAGGGAGTTCAACCGCTACACTGGAGACGGCTTGCCAGGTGAGCCAATCAACGCGCCTTTGCCTGTTGGTGATCCTCAGTCTGGGCCCCACAGCCCCAAGAAGTCTGAACTGCGCACCGTACTTCTGGCGGTCCTCAGCCAGACCCTGGGCTCGCTCTACAAAGGCGTCTGGGCAGCCCCGACAGCGTACCTCAAAGGCAATCTGGTTGAATACAACGGCACCATCTGGATTGCTGACCGGGACAATACTGGTGTGGCGCCTGTTGAAGGTGATGACTGGTCGTTGTTCCTCCCCGGCGTAACTGTCGCGGATGCCAGCATCACCTTCTCCAAACTTGCCTCTGGTGTTCCTGCCTCAGTTCTGCAGACCTACTTCCCCGGCGTCAGCACCAATGTCCAAAGCACCGGGCTGAGCGGCACTGACGGCGACAGCCTCATGTTCTATGCCGATGTTACTTCGGCGTCAGCAGAGGCTAACCTGTCCATCGTTCGTGTGCAAAAAACTGCGGACTATGCAGGCGGCACGGCCGGCAATGTCAAGACAGCATCTTGGACGACGCTCACGGTTGAGGACGGCCCGCTTGATTATCACTGGGCTGGGCTTGATCAGCTCGTCAACTACGCCTCTGCAGGCGAGAACGTTGCTCGCTATTCCAAGGCGGAAAAGCGCGGCACAGGGCCAACCTGGGCAGGCTGCTTTGACATCGAGGACCGGATGCCATCCGGCACGGCGGGCGGCGCCTTGGGCATTGAAGTCACAGCAAAGGCCACAGGGTCCGACGCGGACTCCAGCCGAAACGGCGTCAACATAGCCCTCCATCGTATTCCAGGCGCCGGCACTCTCAATGAGTGGGGGCGAGGCTTTTGGACAAGCACCATTCCCACGGAACTGGATAATCGGTTCCGCATGGCATACGCCAACACCGCACCAATATCCTATGCGGTATTCTTCAACGATGGCGATGACGCTGGTACGGGAGAGGGCGGGGCGCTGCTGCGCGACCAAGGCTCGCTTGTTCGAGGTGTTGATCTGGCCGATGCCACTTACAGCACCAATGAAGCCATCCGCCTAGCAACAAACCATCGCATCGCTTTCACGGCTGATGGCGCTCATTACATGCGCAGCACCGGAACAGTCGTGCAGGTGGTTGGCGCCCCACTGCAAGCCAATCTAGGGCTTGCGTTCCCCTCTGCAGGGCTTGTCACCGGCTCGGCCGGATCTGCTACGGGCCAGTATCTTTCCATTCTCATAGACGGCGCGGTGAAGAAACTCGCTCTACTCAACGCATAAGGTGTCACTTGAACCAATACCTGATTTCAGAGGCCCTTTTGTCGGGCGTCATCACCTATCTCGAGGCGCGACCCTACAAGGAAGTAGCGCCTGCTGTTGATGCATTGCGCCAGCTTCCGCAGCACGTTGAAAGCGATCCAAAGGCTTGGCAAGCGCTTGCCGAGTGCATCCGATCTGGCCAGGTGCCGCAGGAGGAGGTGCCAAGGATTATGGAAGCCGACCCTGCCTTTGCAGCTTGGTATATGGCTACCGCTTCATAAGCTCTTGAATGCCTCGGAACAGCGACGATGACCCATACTCGTCATTGGCTGGCGAGATCATGAAGCGCCGGTGACTGGTGTCTGTCTCGGAAAAGAACGTTTCAGGCGTGAGCATCACGAAATAGGGGGCAATGTAAGCCGCGCCGCTTGCCTTGTGGCGCTCGAACATGTCAGCTATTGCCTCTGGGCTCATGGCTCGCATGGTGTGGAACTCAGGCACTCCGTATCGGGTATGACCGTGCTGCGCCTGCCACTCAAAGAATGTATCGCCATAGGCAGCGCCACCATAAAGGTTGATGCCGAGCCCATGCAGAGGCGACGGCTTTAAGGCTTGGTCAACGGCAATCAGATCAGCGTTCCAGCTTGCATTGAAGCGAGGCGCTATTTGATGAGAGAACAGAGTTTCGCGACCAAAGCAGCTTTCACCAGCCACACTGGCGAAATGCTCCACATAATCTGCAACTTGTTTGTTGCGGAACTGTAGCCACAAGTCGGCAAGTGGGTTGTAGAAAAAAGATTGCTCCGCTTGTGGCATGTCTAGCCACGCTGAGAACGGCGCCGCTCCGACGATCACCGGGGAAACCGGCAAAGGATGCGATGGGATCTGTGATGGCGCGGCCTGATCTCGGCTCATAATGATGATGCGCTGATCTGCGATTGTATAAGTGGAGCCATTTACGCTCCCCTCAACAACAAGCCGGTGGATGCCAGGCGGCTGGTCTTGGAAAGGCACATCGAAGCGAAAGCCGACATTGGCGGTCCCGAGTTCCGGCTTCGCCTCAAGTACATCCTGCCGACCGGCTGTCGCTGGCCCAGCTGCCACCTCGGCGCCATTGAGGTAAACACGAATGAATGGCGGCGTCTCTCCGGACGCCCATCCGCCAACGGGAAAGGTGCCGTGCGCGTAGGGGTCAAGGTGTTCCGTAAAGTCGGATAGCCCCTCGGTTCGGATATCTTTAGACGGCGGGCGAATGGCTTCAAAACTTGGAAACGTGGTCTGCAACGCTCGGTTAGCGGAATAGATCGATCCGAACTTCTCTCTAAGAAACTGCTGAAACGCGGCGACCGACGCCGGACCATAGTCAGTCGAGTTCATCCCGGTTTCGTAGCCCATGCCGGAAAAGAAATTGGGAAAGAAGTGATGCACTTCGCCAAGCAGATTAATGCCGACAATGCGCTGGCGAGCTTCGTCAGGGAGAGCGCAGAGGGCGTCGAGCGCCTGCTTTAGCCCTTGTTCCCGGTACTGGTTGATTGGGGCGTTCATGTCCGCAATCGTCCACGGATTGATAGTCGTTTGGAAATAGGTGTCTTGTGCTGGGCGCCCGTCCGAGAACATCATCAAGTTTGCAGGGTCATCCGCTAAGGTTTGTTCAAGAGAGGCAGGATTTTCGTCTGCCGCAAAGTGCGTCGAGAATAGATAGACGACAACAGGCCTATTGACTGCCTCGATTGAACTAAGAGTATGGGCAAGCCGCTCTTGGTCAAACTTCCATTCACCGTTCGCCTGTGTGAAATAGCGGAGCAGCGGGACGGTCAGAGTATAGCCCAAAGCGAAATCACCACTTGGCGATAGCGCTGGTCCGAACTGTGAAAGTATTCGGTCAATGCGCGGGCCAGAACTCTCCCCGAGTTCGCGACACAATTGCTCAGCTTCGGCTGGCGCAATGCCTTGCTTCTCAGCGGTCTCGCAAAGCTCAGCGCCTTGCAGCATGGGTGCAATCACAAGCGGAGCGCCTACGGCAGGGCCAGAAATCACGGCAGCAAGCAGGGCTGCGGCGCAGACAGAACGGTGCGTAGGCAAAGCGTCATCCTCAATAGTGCGGCCACCTAACTAGCCCTAGCGGCCTGAAGCATCAACCTTTCACACATCGGAGACGATCATGGACACCGCGTTCTTCGCGTCGGTGCGCAATGCTCTATACGGCGGCGCAATGAACCAGGCGCAGGTCGATAGCCTCAACGCCATCGGCCAAGCCTGGGAGCAGTACGGCGACGGTGACGCCCGCAAGCTCGCATACATACTAGCGACTGCACATCACGAGACTGGCGCTTTCAAGTACATGCGGGAGATATGGGGGCCGACTACTGCCCAGAACCGCTATGAGGGCAGGGCGGATCTGGGCAACGTTCAAGCTGGCGATGGCAAGAAGTTCATGGGTCGCGGCTTTGTCCAACTCACTGGCCGGCGCAACTATCAGGACTGGTCCAAACGTACCGGCCTTGATCTGATCAAAGAACCGCAGCTCGTGCAGGAGCCATCCGTCGCAGCTCGCATCCTGGTTCAAGGCTCAATGCTCGGCACCTTCACCGGCAAGAAGCTTGGTGACTTCGCCACCTTCAAGGACATGCGCCGGGTCATCAATGGCACCGATCGGGCAGACATGATTGCGGGCTATGCCAGCAAGTTCCTAGCGGCACTGCAAGCGTCCGACATGGGCGTTACCCTGCCGCCACCGCCCGACATCCCGCACTATCCCCAGCCCATCCCTGCACTTCCCCGGCCTGAGACCCCTGCCAGGGGACCAGCACTCTGGTTCATCGTGGCCACCATCGTGTTCTCCATCGTGGCCTTCCTCATCATTCGCTCGTTCAACTGAGGCTTATCATGCTCAACACCATTCTTAACCCCACCACGCTTGCTTGGATCGCTCGCCGCATATTGTCCGAGGGTGGCATGCTCCTGGCTGCTCATGGCTTCATCACTGAGGGCGATGTGCCAGCCGTTGTAGGCTCGGCCATGTTCCTCGGCGGTCTGGCTTGGAACGTGTTCTCCACGTTCATCAGCAATCGGGCCAAGGTCAGCGTCAAGAACACGGCGTTGTAAGCAAAGCGGCCAGCTCAGGAGCGGGAACTCTTGAGCCGGCCTGACCACACTGACGGAATAGGACTCCGCCGCATGGCTACACCCAATATCCGGGGCGAACCGTTTCCGCCGGGTAAACCGCAAACGAGACAGAATATGTTCCTTCGCGTCATCACAGGGGTGCATAGGCATTTTGACGCCCGCTTCGTTGAATGGGCCATGGCCGCGACGGGGATGTATTGGGGGTGGACACTTGCTCAGCCTGGGGCGGCTTGGAGCAATGCTGCTGCTTGGGCAGGCATGCTCCGCATTACGAATGAAGACACCTGGGGCATGATCTCCATGGTGTCTGGCGGAATTTGGATGCTGGCGCTTACCGTCAACGGCACATTCTCCGAAACAGCCTATTCTCGATATTCCCCGCTGGTTCGCGGAGCTGCCGCCATCGGCGCCGTGTTCGTCTGGTGGCAAGTGGTTATGTCTGTCTCTGCCGTGCAAACTTCGGGATCGGGGATTTACCCGCTGCCTCTGGGTCTAAGCGTCTGGTGCGTCCGAAACGCTTGGAGAGACATCGGTGACGAAAGGCGATCCCAGCGTGCCAGTGATCGAAGGGCTTGACCCCACTCTGCAGACTGTCGGCACCTTCCTGTTCATGGCGGCTGTCGCGGTATTTTCCGCCTACCACTATGTGACAGGCAAGAAGCCCACCAAGACCGAAACCAAAGAGTTCGCCGTTGCCGGCCAGCTTGCCGACATGGGGCCGGTCAAGGAGCTGATCGAGCAAACCGGCTTGCTCGTACAACAGCAGGTGCGGACCAACCTGCATCTTGAGGCTACGTCAAAAGCCCTGACACGCTTTGCCGAGCTATACGAGCATCGGGTCGAGGACGAGCAGCGCCAGCGTGAAATCTCGGACGAGGTGGAGCGTCGGCTGCGGGAGCGCGGTGGCAAGTGATCTGCCTGTGCCAACGGTGCGGCAAGCAAGCGAACTGGGAACTGCAGCGCGTCGGACCTTTGGCTATGCTGATGGTCAAATGCTTCGCCTGCGATCCCTACGGCCCGTGGACGCATGAGCCCGTCGAGATCATCCGCAAGCCTGCGGGCAAGCCCCCGGCCAACCTTCCGCAGCCTCCCACAACCTAGCTCACGCCGCCGTTTATTGACTCCCCGGCCGGCTGCCCTGCTATCTCCCCACATGAGAGACTATCGGCTCCTTGGCACTCTCCGAGATGAAGGTTTCACCGTCACCGTCTATTGCGGGGATGTAGCCTGCCAGCATTATGCAGAGCTGGATCTGGATGCGCTTTGCGATCGGCTTGGTGCGGACTTCGTTGCCGTTGCCGATCCAAACCCATTGGTGGCCAAGCTCAGGTGCGGAAGATGCCGCGGCAAGAGCCTCAGTCTCCGGCTAGCCCCGCCTGATTCATCTATAGGGATGGGGTAGGTTGTCTTGCTTTGGAGACAAGGGCGCGACCCTCCGCATCATTGATAGAATACACGTGGTCGTAGTCCACCCAATGTTCCTTGATGATGTGCAGCAACTCAACTGATTGGTCCAAAGCCTCCACCAGCTCAGCAATGAGCTTGTCCTTGGCCTCTAGCTGGGTGGCGGCTTCCTGCGCAATGTCACTCGCGGTCGCCGGGGTGTCATGGCAGAAATCCTCGTCCATCCACTGCAGTCGTTCCACTAGGCTTTTCATCTTCAATCCTTCTCAGTCACCACGGGCCGCTGCGGGAAAACCACTGGGTGCTTAGCCAGCTCATGCGCTATGCATAGGGAAAGTAGCGTCAGCAGTACGGGTCTTGGATCAAGTACGACGCGCCAGAATGTGCTCATCTTCAATCCTTCTGCTGTGGGGAGAGGGACAGGTCAACGAGTGGAAGCGGTCGATAATCTAACTCGCCTGTTTGGAAACATTGCCAGACCTCAGCCAACACCGGCTCTTTGCCTTCGCTAGTGCGTAAATAAACCAGCCGGCCAGTGGCTCCCCACGACCTTGCCAACTTCGCAGTTAAGATTACGTCTTCCATCTTCCATCCTTTACCTAGAACAGGGGTTATGCGTTGGAGGTGGGAGATTTACGCTTGCGCTGCTCTGCCTCCGCAGCGGAGACTCCCGACCGCAGTTCAAGCCTTATCTGACGTGTCTCCGCCTCAGTGAAGCGGTCTTCCGGACAGCACCCCAATGATAACTTAAACGCTCGCTTGGTTTTCGGCGTGGCTGGTATCTTCCAAGTCATGGCTTGGTCCAATGGCTTTGAGCAGCTTCCGCTTCGCTCATTTGCGAAAGCTCCATCATGCGCTCTGGGGTGAACTCAACGTTCGGCGGCGAAAGCGGGCGCCAGTATTGGAAGTAGCCGTCCTGCGTCACAGCGTGGATGGCTTTGTTCTTCCCGCCCGCATTAGTCCAGCATCCATCTGGGAACGTCTCGTCATCAAAGCCGACGCTCCAGCCCATCACCGCATGCTCTCCATGCGAGACGTTGTATAGCTCGATCATCGTGCCATCGCGCGGCGCGCTGTCTATCGTCTGCCATTCGCTCAT